CAACTGAACATAAGTCACATAATCTAATTGAATTACAAAACGGACAGTTTGCACTTTATCCTAATAACAGAATTCGCATCTATGACAATAGTTTAACTCCTAAAGAACCAAAAACACCTGATTTTAAGGTCTCAACTCGTTATTATCAGGTTGAAAACATCTATGAACGACTCGCAATGGGTAATGAAGACGAATATTTTTGGAAAACAGCACAAGAACGGGATAGCAACCCCGTAAAAAGTTCTGATTTTAACGAATCAGGAGCACAAAATGACTAAACAAGTCGATAAAGATAAAAATTCAAAGAAACTATACAATGAAAAGACAACAGTATGAAGCAAAGATATAAGAAGAAATCTTATGTATTATTTTGATCTAACAGATGAATGGAAATCAATTCATTTAGAAGATCTCTGGGTCTATAATAAACTGTTTCTAGCGCACTCTCTGGGGCATCTGTGTGGTCCTATAGGGTGCTCTGTTCCAGTTCCAGGTCATTATATAGTAAGACCTAGTATTAATTTACTTGGAATGGGTCGTTTTTCTCGTATTGAGTACATAAAAGACCATACAGATCACTTTCATCCATCAGAGTTTTGGTGTGAAGTCTTTGAAGGGGAACATCTTAGTGTTGATTTCTGCAACAAAAAGTCAGAATTGGTAGTATTGGGTGCAAGAGATGATCAAAATCCTCTATATAAGTGGAAAAGATGGCAAAAAATTGATAGACAAGTTGAATTCCCGCCCATTTTGAACAACTTAAGGGGGTATTATAAGTGGATAAATTGTGAATTTATTGGAAATCACCTTATAGAAGTGCATTTTAGAAGAAATCCAGACTTTCGATATGGTAATAACATTGCGATACCTGTCTGGAAAGACGAAAAAGTTGAAAAAATTGAGAATTTGAAGTTTGTAAATGATAAAGATTACCTAAGAGAAGGATTTTACATAGATTTTGCGGGATAGTAACCCCGTAAAAAGTTCTGATAACCCATTTTTCAGAAATTTATGGAAAATTCAAACCCAAAAATGCTTAGAGAAATTGCAAATGATGATTTAGTACCAAAAAAGCACAACTTTGAGACTCAAAGTGAGTTACATGAGAAAATTCGTAATGATGAAGACTATGATGATTGGGATTATGGAACAGAACCCATTCCTTTAAAGGAGTGGAAGTGAAAAATACTTAATAAATAAGAAAAGAAACATCATTTTCAATGCCCGTAGAACGAGTTAGTAGGGGTTTTAAAGATATCAGTATGACCTTTCAGACTAACCCTCTGAACTCGGATTTGATTGCCTTAAAAAATGAGAATGCAATTGCTCGTTCTATACGTAATATTGTTTTCACTTTACCTGGGGAGAAGTTTTTCTCCCCAAGATTTGGTTCTGATGTAAGTAGGGCTCTATTTGAAAATATTAATGATATTGGAGCATCAATTTTAAAGGACCAAATTGAAAGGTCCATTCAGAAGTATGAACTAAGAGTAAATCTTCGTAGGGTTCAAACATTTCCTGATTATGATAACAATGGTTTTGAAGTGTTAATCATATATGACATTATTGGGATCGAGGTTCCAGCACAAGAGTTACAATTCGTCTTGCAATCGACTAGGTAAATGCCACTAATCAACTTTAGTAATCTGGATTTTGCCCAGATTAAAGAATCAATCAAAGATTATCTAAGATCTAATTCCAATTTTACGGATTATGATTTTGAGGGATCTAATCTCTCAACTATCATTGACATCTTGGCATATAATACCTATATTACCTCATACAACGCAAACATGGTTGCAAATGAGGTATTCATTGACAGTGCCACTTTAAGAGAAAATGTAGTTGCTCTTGCCAGAAACATTGGTTATGTTCCAAGATCAAGAAAAGCAGCAACTGCTACAATTAATTTCTTCATTGACACTACAAATATCACTCCAGTTCCACAATCTATTGTTTTAAAGAAGGGACCTGTTGCTAGTACCTCAAATACTTTTGGAAATCAATCTTATGTTTTTTCGATTTTAGAGGATGTCACAGTTCCAGTAATTGATAACGATGCAACTTTTGACGAACTTAAGATTGCAGAAGGAACATTAATTACAGAGACTTTTACTTTTTCAAGTAGAAATTTAAATCAAAGGTTTATCTTAAATAACGCAGGAATAGACACCGATTATATCAGTGTAAGAATTAAAGCAAATGAATTTTCAACTTCATCAGTAAAATATTCAAAACAAGATAACTTATTTGAAATTGATGGATCATCAAATGTTTATTTCATACAAGAAATTGAAGATGAAAGATATGAATTAATTTTTGGTGATGGTGTTTTTGGAAAAGCACTGGAAGAAGGTCAATTTATTGAAGTTTCTTACATTGTAACTAATGGAGAAGGTGCCAATGGAATTTCAAACTTCTTATTCAGTGGAAGATTAACATATAATAGAAATTCTGCAGAATATGTTGTAACCAGTGGTATATCACTTTTAACTACTGGATTAATATCAAGCGGTGGAGAACAAATAGAGCAAGTAGAGTCAGTTAGAAAGTATGCTCCCAGAATATTTGCGACTCAAAATAGAGCACTAACTGCAAATGATTATGAAACGCTGATTCCATCCAAAATTTATCCAGAAACGGAATCAATATCAGTTTTTGGTGGGGAAGAATTAATTCCACCACAATTTGGAAAAGTTTTTATTAGTATCAAACCAAGAATTGGTGATTTTCTCCCCAACCTCATTAAGGAGAATATAAAAAGAGATCTTAAAAAGTATGCAGTTGCAGGAATTGTTCCAGAAATTTTAGATCTAAAATATCTTTTTGTTGAAGTGACTTCAAAGGTTTATTATAATACAAATTTGGCACCATCTACTGAGTATGTTTCCAGTATTGTTCAGGCAAATGCAAGAAAATACTCAGAATCTACTGAATTAAATAAGTATGGCGCAAGATTTAAATACAGTAAGTTTTTGAAAATAATAGATGACAGTCACTCCTCAGTAACTTCAAATATAACAACAATTCAAATGAGAAGGGACTTGAGAGTTGCATTAAATACTATTGCAGAGTATCAAATTGGTTTTGGAAACAGAATTCATATAAAGAGTATGGATGGATTTAATATTAAATCCAGTGCATTTCAAATTTCTGGTATAAACGGAAACGTTTATATGTCGGATGTTCCAGATACTAATAGGACAACGGGTTCTATTTTTCTATTCACAGTTCCATCAGTATCTTCACTATCCCCCACAATAGTAAGAAGAAATGTTGGCAGAATAGATTATGTAAATGGAATTATAACTTTAAATCCTATTAATATTTTAAGTGGTAAAGTTAAAGATGGGCAGACAATCATTGAGATTTCCACAATTCCACAATCAAATGATGTAATCGGATTACAGGATCTTTATTTGCAACTAGATATTGGTAATAGTATTTTTGAAATGGTTATTGATGAAATCTCATCGGGATTAGATCCTTCAGCATCCAACTATATCGTAACCTCAAGCTACAGTAACGGGAACCTAGTAAGATTATAAGACATGAATATTAAAAAGAGAATTCAATTCAGCAATATTGTAAGAGATCAAGTACCCTCTTACGTTAAGGAAGAATTTCCTCTTATTGTAGAATTTTTGTCTCAGTATTACACTGGACAAGAATTTCAAGGTTCTCCTGTAGATTTAATACAGAACATAGATCAATACATAAAAGTAGATAACATAACCAATTTAAGTGAGACTACAACTATTCTTTCCAGTGTCGATTTTTTTGATGAAGAAATATTAGTTGATAATACTAGTGGTTTTCCAGACTCTTATGGTCTCATAAAGATTGATAATGAGATCATTACATATACTGGAAAAACGGATATTTCATTTACAGGTTGTGTAAGGGGATTCTCTGGTATTGTAGAATACACTGAATCAGATCAATTAGGGGATCTAGAGTTTTCTCAGACTGATATAGAAGAGCATATTTCTGGATCTGTAGTAACAAATTTAAGTGTTCTGTTTTTAAAAGAATTTTTAAAGAAAATAAAATATCAATTAACACCAGGATTTGAATCCAGAGAATTTTTTTCTGGAACTGATAATTCTTTTATTACAAGAGAAGTAAATCAGGCATTATTTTTAAAGCAATCTAGAGATTTTTATTCATCAAAGGGAACTGATGAATCTTTTAAAATTCTTTTCAAAGCTCTTTATGGTGAAAGAGTTGATGTAATTAAACCAAAAGAATTTCTCATCAAACCATCAGATGCAAATTATCAAATAACCTTCGATTTTGTTGCGGAAAGTTTAGATGGAGACCTGTCAGAACTAAGAAATTCTACTCTTTATCAGGATACTTATGGGGAAGATATTTCTAAAGCATATGCACCTATAACAACAGTAGAAAAAATTACAGTATATGATGCAGTAAGAAGAAATACAGTAAAACCTGTAGGAGTTACTACTGACACATATTATAAACTTAGTGTTGATGCTGGATTTGATAGAGATATCAGTGTAGAGGGATCCATTTATGGAAAGTTTTCATATCACCCTAAAACAAAATTAATCGGTGAAGTTGGAGTTGGAGCAACAACTTTTGATGTTGATTCAACTATTGGATTTCCAAGACAAGGTGAATTAGTTGTTGTCTATAAGGATACAAGTGTTGGTATAGTTTCATACTCATCCAAAACAATTAACCAGTTTTATGGATGCTCAAATGTAACAGGAACAATAGTTGATGGATCTAATATTGATATTAATACTTATGCTTATGGTAGATCTGTTGTAGATGGAAGAGAACTAAGATTAAGAATAAGACCTGTTCTTAATAATTTAAAGATAAACGAAGAAACTTATGGGTATGAATCTGGTGATAAGATAAAAATAAAAACTTTAGGTATAGAAAATAAAGAAAAAGTCAAGAATGAGTGGATATTAAATATTGCAAATAACTATTCTGTTGCTGGAATAGGTTTAACCGCAACAAATACGTATAAAATTTTTGTTAATGAGGATCATAGTCTCCATATTGGAGATAGCATTACTATTATTAGTAGTTTAGGAAATGAAAAGGACTTTGTAGTAAAGGACATTTTAAGTTCTAAGTCTTTTATTTGTGAGGGATCCACTTTTAATTCTTTGAATGCTTCATTCTCAATTAAGAGAAAACTATTAAAAGGAAATTCTGATCAATATTCAATTTCAAATGTTGTAACTAACGTACAAAATACGTACATTGACGGGGAAAAAGTTTTAGTAGCTTCTCCTTCAATACCATTCTACAATCAACAAAAAATAGATCCTAAAAGATCTTCATTTGTTCTTTCTGGAACCTACATTGGAGATACTTTTAAAATCACTGATGGAATAGATCATAATTTCCAAACTGGCGATGCCGTTTTTTATACTCCAGAAAGATCAAGTTTTACAACCTTTAATTCTTCTGGAGAACCAGTAATTGCCTTTAATGTAATTAGTTCTCTGTTTGATACTGGGGTTTATTTCGTAAAAAGAGTGGATGCAAATAATGTTAAATTTGCTTTAAGTCCATCTCAAATTCATAGTGGCGAATTTATTAATCTTCAAAGTGAAAGAGTAATAACTAATAATAAAATAGAATTATTCAATTACTATAATAAAAATTTATCTACTCAAAAATTATTAAGGGAAATATCTCCACCAGTATTTAAATCAGATTTACAAGAAACCATGCCAGGATTAACTGGAATATTGGTTAATGGTGTTGAAATATTAAACTATAAATCAAATGATGGGGTTTTTTATGGTCCTATTAATTATATAACTGTAACTTCTTCTGGTTCAGGGTATGATGTGATAAATCCTCCCGTCTTATCAGTATCTGATAATATTGGATCTGGTGCTACGGGTAATGTATCTGTTATAGGACGTTTTAACGAAATTAGAGTTTTAGATCCTGGATTTGATTACGTTGAAACTCCATCTATAGAAATAACTGGAGGAAACGGATCTGGAGCTATTGCAAAGGTAAATACGAAACTAATTTCCCATGAAGTTAGTTTCAACTCTGTTGAAAGTGCTGCTGTTGTAAGTTTAGCATCAACTTCATCCTTAGGATTTACAACATATCACAAATTCAGAAATGGCGAAAGAATCATATACGAAACTTTTAGTCAAAAATCAATAGGTGGATTAACTACATCCGCATCTTACTATGTGAATGTGAGAGATCCATATACTGTTAAACTCCATAAAAACTTTGGTGATGCTATTTCAGGAGTAAATACAGTATCACTGACAAGTTATGGCGTAGGAAACCATTCACTAAAATCTTTTTCTCAAAAATTAGTGGTTGCAAGTGTATCAATTATCAGTCCTGGATCTGGGTATGAGAATAAATTAAGAACTTGCCCATCATCAGGAATTAATACTTCTTTATCAACAATTTCAATTAAAAACCACGGTTATAAAACTGGAGAAATTATAACTTACAATGTCGATGGAACTCAAATAACAGGTTTATCAACAAATACCCAATATTATGTAACTACGGTTGATAACAATACATTTAAGTTATCACAAGTTGGAATTACAACAAATGAAAAAGATTTTTACTTAAAAACAAATCAATTTGTTGATTTAAGTTTTGCTGGGATAGGGACTCATTTATTTAATTATCCAGAGATACAAATAAAAGTTTTAGGATCTGTTGGTATAGCATCAACAGGAAATAATGAATTCAAATGTGTGTTACAACCCATCGTAAGAGGGGAAGTATCTAGTGTTTATTTGAAATCAAATGGATCTTCTTATGGTGTTGAAGATATTATCAACTATTATAGGGCGCCAAATATTAGATTACTCTCTGGAGAAAATGCTCAAGTAACTCCAATTGTTTCTAATGGAAAAGTTGTAGATGTAATTGTTAATAAGAAAGGTAGTTCTTATAATTCACCACCCAATTTAATAATTACTGGAGATGGTGTAGGTGCTATTTTAACCCCAGTTATAAACAATGGGGAGTTAGTTGAAGTTAAAATCATTGAGAGTGGCATTGGATATACCCAAGACCAGACTGGAATAACAGTAACTTCTTCTGGTGTTGGATGTATTTTAGACGCATCAATTACTAGATGGACTATCAATTTATTCTCAAAATATTTAAATTCTGTAAGTGATGATGATGGATTTTTAACAGATCCCATAAACGATGATTATGGTCTTCAATATTCACATCTTTATGCGCCAAGAAATCTAAGAAGAATATTATATTCAAAAAATCAAGAAGGAAACACAATTTATGGCAGAAAAGATCTGATTATTAGGAATAATGTAGAAACTACATCAACTGATCACTCGCCAATAATTGGATGGGCTTATGATGGAAATCCAATTTATGGTCCATATGCTTATATAAGCAGAGCAGGTGGAACTATCACTCAAATGAAATCTGGATATTCAATTTCACTGAATCCATCAAGACCTAGCACATCCATTTATCCAGAAGGATTTTTTGTTGAAGATTACACATATGTAAAATCTGAAGATGAAACCGTCCTAGATGAAAATAATGGAAGATTTTGTATAACTCCAGATTATCCAAAAGGTGTGTATGCATATTTTACAACTCTTAATCCAATAGAATCATCTAGTGGTCCATTTAAGGGATATAAACAACCCGCATTTCCATACTTAATTGGTAATTCATATAAAGCGGTTCCAAATGAGTTTAATTTTAAGAAGGTATCAAATCAAGATGATATTGATTTAAATACAACAAAATGGTTCAGAAATGTTTCTAGTTATAATTTAAATCTCGCAGACTTCAATGGATACGACTACATAATTTCCCCAAATAGATACAAGGAGCAAGTTTCTGACATTAAATTTGCTAAGAAAGGGGG